TCTCTACCATATACTTCATGTACACAATAAGTATCAAAGAGATACTTTGGATCGTGATAGAAGATAGTATCTGAATCTACGTAAAGAATATTAGCACTCTTCTTAAAAAACTTTAAGTTATACCATCGATGTATTGACCATGCATTAAGCATCTCATGATCAAATCCCTTTTGAAATTGTTGTACACTTACTTTATAATGAGTAGAGAAATAAAGGGGAATAAAAGAAGGCTTGTCGCAAAAAAGATAAACAGGTATTTCATTGTTGAACTCCCTAATAGAACGGATACTGTGCTCAAGACGACGAACTTCATGATCATTTATATGATCCTTAGCATTCATCTTGAATGAATAGAAGATAATATCTTCGTGTTTATTTCTACCACGAAGTTGATCTAATTTCTCACGTTGGTTCATCGAATAATCTCCATATCAACACCAGGTTGCCATACTTCTAATTTAGTACGGACTCTATTCTCCCGTATAAGTTTGTCATACCTCTTAGATGCTTTCTTCTTCCACCAATCAATGGCCTGTTGCGCTGTATGTCTAAAGTCACCAAGATAATATCTTTTCTTCTCTGTTAAAGTCTTTGCCTTCTTAATTGATTCATTAAACTCTTCTAACTTATCTTTATCCTGTAAGGAATTCTTGATGATAGATATCATCTTATTCATAATCTTCAACTTCTTAGAAGACTTATCTGCTGAAATAAGACGCTCATTATTATTCCTTTCATTGAACCACCAGAAGAAATCACGAAATTCATCATCATGGAACAATGGCAAGAAGTCGCTCTGAGTGTCCCCTATATGCCTCAGGAAGGGTTTTAAACCATCATACATAGACATTCCCTTGGTTGTACCATAAAGAGAAGTTGTTTCAAAGTATTTCAAATCAGTCCCATACTTATGATCGAACTGACTCTTTAGTTCATAAGATGATGCCAAAAGAGCAAGCAACTTACCACCAAGATAATTGAATCCAAAAGGCTGAGTAGGAACAATGTTAAAACCCATGACAAAGTGAGGATTAATTTCCTTAAGGGGTACCACCCTGTTAAAGTAATCATTACGAGGTTTGCTATTAATTGTGGGGGAACCAAACCTAACAACCCCGACTACCTTTTTTGTATTAACTTCTTCTACTATCCACTTATGAGTACGTCCTGGTATGGCTTCCTCTATAGCATTAGAAGCAGTTAAGTTTAATGTCTCAGAATATAACCACTGGTTATATCTAGATGTAGTCTTGGGATTAGTATCAACCACATGGATTTCAAACTCCATCTGATTGGGATGCATATCAAATGCATTAAAGAACTCAGAATCAGCACCAAAAAGTGATCCAGGACGAGCATCCATCCTGTCCTTCTTTACATGCCTAAGGTAATCATCAATGCGGTTGAAGCAAGAATAATAATTAATAAACCTATCGGCAGCATAGATGGCATCCGATTCACTTAATAACACTAGGATGATCCTCCCATGGATCAAGTCTTGGAATACCTATATCCATTTTTATAGGAGCATCCAATACTCTATCCAGACTTTCTGCCATTCTACGGAAACCATTACCAACATACATCTGTCCAACAAATACTGTTAGCGTAGCAGTACCCCAGAAGATGTAATACCATCTGGACTTAACTTGTGCTCTAATCTTTTCTTTTTTAGATTTTTTCATTGAGAAAGTCATTTGAATTCACACTCACACATTATTTCAGTGAGCGCAGCAAGTAGGTTAATTTCTTGGTCAGCCACGAAAGCAATCTGATACTGGTACTTGGCAATGATAAGAACAGCAACAGGAATACTAGGGGGAACCACTGAATCAGTGAGAGATTCATAGACACGGCGTAGGATAAGCCCAGGATCGTTATCAAGGTTACTAACAACCCACTTCCGAACTTCAGTGAAGTTCTTCTCCTTGAGTTTCCGTATAAGGTCCGATGTCTTGACATCACTAAACTCCGCTAAAATGGAGGAATCAATTGTACCACTAGCACTATAACGCTGACACTCGTTTAGGACTCTCCTCCAATCTGGAAAGTGCTTGTTGATGAGCTCAGCGAGTACTTTCTTTTCAGAGTCAATCCGTTCAGTGTCCAGGATGGATACAAGGCGCCTGAAGAACTCAGCCGCAATTGTTTGCTTTTGTTTTCCTGAGATTGAAAATTCAACGACTGCACAACGTGAATGGAGGGGTTCAATGATTTTGTTTTTGTAATTGCAGGTGAATATAAATCTGCAATTGCTGTAGAACGCCTCAATATTGGCTCTAAGTAAGAGTTGTACGTCATGTGTAGTGTTGTCTGCCTCATCAATAATTATAACCTTATGAGTACCAGTTGCTGAAAGTGAAACTGTAGAAGCAAAATTCTTTGCCTGATTTCTCACTGTGTCCAGGAACCTACCTTCATCAGACCCGTTAATGACGATGTAGTCAGCACCTAACTGTTCACATAAGGCACGTGCAATGGTGGTCTTACCACATCCAGCAGGTCCAGCAAGAAGAAGATTGGGAATCTCTCCTTTATCCACGAACTGCTGAAATGTATCTTTGATACTATCAGGCAGGATGCACTCTTGAACAGTTTTAGGACGATACTTTTCTACCCATAGAAAATCACTCTTCATAACTAGAATCTGGTTCTAGGGCAATGTAATATGATAAATCATGTTCGCGACAAGTAAACTTAGATATAAGTTTAGATGATACTACTACATCATAAGAACCAGGAATCAATTTAATATTCTCAACCTTAAAGTTGAAAACAAAGTTTCCTTCTGTCTCACCTACAACCTCAGCAAAATCATTAGATGTATCATTCTTCTTATCTCTTACTACAAGTTTAACAGCACCATTTTCACCAATAACAGATAAATCTGGCAACTGATAAATTCCTGCAGCCTTAAGTAATTTTTCTAATGTTTCCGTCTTGAGTTCAAATGATACATCCTCAGTAGGAAGATCAATTGTTTTCTCAGGAGGACAAACAATTACATTTGGATCTGCAAAGAAATATCTAGAACGTGATCTACCCTCACGAATGACAACATAATTATCATTAGTGAAATCCAAATCAGGATTGTTATGTAAAGACAATCCATTCAAGAACTGATTCAAATCATAGATGCCAAAATCCTTTGGGAGTTCCTCATTGATAGTAGCCTCAGCAAGGATATTCTTCATCACAGAAATAGTGCGAAGAGATTTACCTTGCTTAAACAAAATCGACTGATTGATATTGCTGAAATTCTTCAGCAAAGTCAATGTACTGTCAGAAAGTTTCATAACCACGGGTCGTAATTTCATCGTTTTCGTTAGCGTGTCCACTGAAGTAATACAACAGTAGGCAGTAATGCATTGCTTTTAGTATATCACGTTTTGCTTGTCCTTTCTTATCATACCTGCTCAAATACTTGATTGCATTAGAACGGCAGAAAGATTCCGCATCACCAACAGATTGGATAAGATCAAGCGTCTGAACGTTGTTGTTTTGGGAAGTATAGTGTCCACTATACGTTGAAGAAACATAGTCCTTAAGATCCTTGATTCCTATGTCTTCACCATACTTTTGTTGTTGATACTTAAAGTTTGGTTCTGGTTTTGGAGTTGATTTTCCTGACATAAAGTCATTAAAATCCTTATCAGAACTAACCTCAGTTACTTTACTAGAGGTATAAAAATCCCCATGGATAACCTCCTTCTCTAAAGAACCAGGTTTACGACGGGTTACCGTCTTCCCTTTATCAGGTGACTCATAAATGTACTCACCATCAGGTGGATAATTCTTGGGGTCTTCTGAATCAGGTAGAGGGGTATACTCATAACCCCCATTTGCCTTTACCCATTCTTCGTCATTTGTCATAATAGGATACTCCTCATCGAGTGTACCATTGAGTTCATCATAAAGCAGACTCCAGGAACATATCATATCATCCCTCCTGCTGAATGTCAACATCAGCATCTACCTTGTCATAAAGATCAAGGAAGGCCTGCTTAGTCTCATCATCAAAACGATTAAGACACAATTCAATAGCTTTTACCTTATCCTGAAATATAGAATATGCTTGAACAATATGAACTAAACGACGAGTAGAAATAACCTCATCAATTCCACCATCATAGAATGTTTTCCTAATGATGTCTGCCCAATCAGCAAGACGAGCACAGAATTCCTTATCCAAACACAACTTATTAAGGATGTTGGTTTCCGTCTTAGAGTTAGGATACTCTTGCTCAAATGTTATTGCAAAGCGTTCAAGGAAGGCTTCGTTGAGCACATTAGTTCCAATGAATCTCCCGTCTTCGGATCCTCTCCCTTTAGTGTTAGCA